AATCGCCGCCACAGCTATTCAGTTTCACAGTGATTTTGCTCTTGTCTTTCACAAGCGCCAAATCTTCCATGAAGCCCTCTGGAGTAATATAAAAGCCCGGTTCCGGCTCACCCGTCCACCAGTCGTAATATTGCTTACTTAAAACATCGCCATAAAGCGTGATTTCGCCTTCGTCATTGTTTAAGCTCGCCATATTCCAAAACTTCGGAGCAGGTGCAACAGCAGGAGCCGCGCCCATTCGCAAATTATGCTTCATTTTCTCGACCTCCTCTTACCGCTTGTCTGATTTGTTCCTCAAGCACTAGGCTGCGCAACGCCTGCTGGCCTTGCCGCTTTGCGTTTGTAGGATTGTGCGGGTTGTTGCCATCGTCAGGTGGCTCACCCCCGCCATTCTGGTGCGAATCCGGTGGTTGACCGCCCAGCTTTTCGTTTTCACGCCGCAAATGCTCCACATTGCTGTCCCACTGGCCGCCGTTGAGTTTGACGGTCGATTGTTCGTGCGTCGAGAAGCCCTCGCTGCAGGCGAGAATTTCCGCTGTAATCTCTTTTACAGGGTCAAGCTGTCCTTGTGATGGGCCCAGCCATTCACTGCCGAGATATGCAGCGCGAATTGCAGGATTGTCAAAAAAGCCCGGTGCATAAATACGTCCACGGGCCACAGCTTCGCTTAACCATATTTCATAGATAGGTCGGCAGAAGTCGTCGGCAAGCCACTCCCGGCGCATTTTAAACGCTTTCCATGCTTCCAATAAAGCTGCACGGCTTGCGCTGTATGACGCATTAAACGATTTCAGTAATAAATCCGCTGGAATTTCTAATGCGGCGCCTATCTGTTCACTGATAGCACGCACAAATTTATCAAACCCACCGGCAGGTCTTGTTGGATTTGCAAATACAACATCCTCGCCAGGTTCCATGATATTAATCTGGCCAGGCCCCATACTGTACTCGTTCGGATGTACTGGCTCTCCAGGAGGATTTTCGTCCGTTTGATTGAATGGGTTTTCATCCGTTGGCGCCTCTGTTTTTACGAAAGCTGTGAAAAATGATTCAATAACAGCCGCCATAAGTTCAGATTCTGTATAGCGTCGCAACTGTAATAACGGTTCGATTACCTGCGCCAGATAGCTAACGCCGCGATACTGGTCAGGTCTTTCGGTTTCAACAACATGGATAACATTCGGGAGCCCGGTGTGTTCCTGGTATGCCTCAACTCGCGCCCACTTCGTCGTTTCAGTTCCCAGCTCGAATGGATATGTGCTGCGGATATGATAAGCGACGATTGCGCCGTTTTTATCTACCTCGACACCGTCATAAATAGTGTTACCGTTGGCTGGATTTTTCCCGGTCGTATATAAATGCGACATTCCCATGCCATCTTGCACTGGTGTCGCCACTCTGTCTGCTTCAATCAAGTGCACTCGCAGCGCGTAAGGCATAAGATTGCTGACCGGATATTGTTTGATTACGCCAATGCAATCACCCGATAAGAGCCACGATACAAGAGCCAGCTGTTGCATGCCGTAAAAGTTATTCATGCCAGTGGCATCACAAGCGCGTTTATTGTTTGCCCAAATAGCAAACTCACGCTCCGCATTTTTCTGCCATGCCTCTGCCTGCTCCGGCGTCATACCTAATACTTCACGGTCAATCCGGCTTTTTAGTTTGAGCCCAACACCGACAACATTTGTGCGGTTGGTCTTAATTGCGGAACTCGCCATTGGTGCGGCCATATACAACATGCGGGCGCGTTGGCGTAAAGTATAGTTATTAAAATCTATATCTTCATGTGGTGAACCACTCGGCGCATTAAACCCTTTCACAGCCTTTTTGTTCCAGCTTGCCCCGGCCTCCCCGTAACCTTTGTTTTGTGGCCGCTGTAACATCGCTGTTCTCTGTTTCGTTTTCTTGTTTTTGCCGTCGTTTATTGTTCTCACCTCCTCACATGAAATAAAAAAGCAGCGAAAAAAGGGAGAGTTCTTTTCGCTGCTAGTAAAGTCGCAAAGGGGGCTGCGACAGTTACCCAAACATTAAATTATTACCAATCACGCGGAACTGCGCTGATTGCCCGGCGCGGTTTACCGCCGGCCTTTTCTGCTTCCAGTTCTCGGATGCGTTTTCGCAGGTTTTCAATAGCCGCCTGCACTTCGGCAAGACTGGTGTCATATCGCTGCAGGTTTCGGGAGCCGATACCATACGCTTTTACACCGTCCTTGCTTAACATTTCCTGCTCACGTTCCAGATAGCTCTTGAGCCGAGCTTTGGTCTGTTCCAGTTCTTCATTGATTTCGGTTTTCGTGCGTCGTCCCATGACTTCGCCTCCTTCCATGATTACCAGTCGTCAAAAATCTGCGCCGGTTTGTTTTTTCTGCGCGGCGGTACCGATGCTTTTTTTGGTTTGCTCTCCGGCAGCTCACGGAGCCTTTGCTCCACAGCCATTGTATCCGGGTCGATAATCTTGAAACCGGCCATTGCGTAATCTCGGCAGTCTAACGCCTCGTTTCGTGTATGGCCCGGGAGCTTAACCCATACCCACCGCTGTCCGCGAGTGGTTTTTGTAAGTTCCAGTTTTTCAGATAACAAACCGTTAAAATAATAAACATCGTATCCGTAATACTCGCCACGCGGAAAGTGACAATATTTCGGGCCTGGTTCCTGCACCTTAAGGGCTGACATAATTGACGCCTTACCAGCATCAACGCCCAGCGTATAAAGCCAGCAGGTGATTTTTTTATTATCTCTAATCGGTACTTTAGACGGTGGCGTTACAAACGGAATCCCGTCGCCGCCTTTCCCTTTGATAGCAAAAACGCGTTTATTTTTACGCGCCCGGCAGGCTTCGTACACGTTCTGTGTATAGTGACCGCCGGAATCGACGCAGGTTATTGATATTTTTAGACCACGCTCGCTATTTTTGAAGCGATACACATGGTCTATAACGTCGTCAAGCTGCTGCCATACTTCTGCAGTGTCCGGCTTGCCCATAATGTAACCTTTTTTGATACCCCAGGTTTCGCCGTAATGGCCGTGACCGACAACCTCATACTCCAGACGGTTGTCCTGCGTGTCAACGCCGCAGGTCAGTACAAGCACGCCCTCTGGTACCTCTACCGGAGAACCGTCATTGTTTGTGCCGTAATCTTCCCGGCGATTCAGCATTGTGTCCTCATCAGCCAGGTCGCCACGGTTTTCCCACAGCTCACCAAGTAAAGTGTTGTATATTACCTGCAGCTCAGCCGGGTCGTCTTTAGCTTCTAAAAACTTCTTGCAGATTTTTTCCCACGGCGTCCACGGTGACGAGAACGCATTAAGCCAGAACGACCGGCGCCCTTCTTCGTATGCGTCCGGGTTGGCTGCTATCCACTTCGCAGGCTGTTTTCGCATTACTTCTTCCGTGTTAATACAGCCGCAATGCGGGCAGACATATTTCACCGGGCCGTTAATTGTATAGACTTTTTTACCGCGTACTTTCACAACGGTATGTTCAAACCGTATGCGGTCAAATACGATGTCGCTGTATTCTCCACATTCCGGGCACTGGCAGCACCAGCGCTCCTGCGTTCCCTTATAGAAACTGTTTTCAATATTTGAATCGCCCTTTATAGTTGGCGTCGAAACTTCGATTGCTTTTGCATTATAGAAAGTCGCCTGTCGTGCTTTTGCTAACTCCCACGGGTTCCCCTCGGTGCCAGCACTTGCAGCCCAACGGTCGCGCTCGTCACCGAATATATAACGAGCAGGTGTAGAAGCTAATGCGGACGCACTGTTTGAACCGGTAATCGTTAACATACCGCCCGGGAACGACTTCTGCAAGATTGTATTGCCGCTGTCTTTTGCTTTAATATCAGCGACCTTTGCTTTTAATCGCTTACTGTCCCTTATCATCGGTGCGACACGTAAGCGCGAGAATTTTTTTGCATCGTCAAGAGCCGGCTGTACAAATAGAATAGAGCCCGGGTCTTGGTCGCTAATATATCCGATGCAGTTTAATATACATTCAGATTTCCCAACCTGCGATGCAGCCACTACAGCAATGTCGTGCACCTTCGGGTCAGTAAAGCTGTCCATTATTTCTTTGAGGTATGGAGTACGCGACGTGCGCCACGGGCCTGCTTCTGCGGAGCTTTCCGGCGATAATCGGCGGTATTTGTCAGCCCACTCCGACACCGTTAAATCTTCCGGCGGTTTAAAGTTACGGATTGCCGGGCCAATGGCTACGTTTAATTTTTTTGTGTTCTTTTTATTCGTCTTCTTCTTCGTCATTTAGCGGGTCGCCCCAGCCTTCTCTTTCCCTTGCCCGCCGTTGGTATTCATCAGGGTCGTATTTGTACTCCGAAAGTTCCTCTAATACCTTGTAACATTCGGAACGAATAATCGCCGACGCTTCGTTTGCAGTTTTGGCCTGCACGACATCAATCGCAAGACGACCAGGAAGCGCCAGAATCATACCGCGTATTGTGTAAACAAGGTCGTTTGTCATCGCCTCAACATCCTCGCTGCGATGCATTTTGCCCTCGAGCTCTTTCACCTGCAGTTCTGCAATTCTAGCTTTGTGCGTTTTCCAGTCTGCCTCGGCTCGCAATTTATCCGATTCAGCATTTCGTTTGTCCTCGGTTGGCTGTTCCTTGCCGTATGCTTTTTCACTTAAGTATTTTATATACGCCTGAATGGTTGGCAGCAGGTCGAATTTGTATGGCCGTGTCGAAACGTAAGGCAGCACACCCTCTTTTGCCAACTGCTGCACGCGTCTTTCGGTAAGTGTGAAAAGTCGTGCCATTGTATCAGCCGTTTGTAAATTTTGTGCCATGACGCTCCCCCTTTCTGTCATGCCCCAAACTATAAAAAATCGTCAAACGAAACGAAATGCCCCCGAAAAAAAATCCCGTGTCTAGTCGATTCCTGGGCTCGCCAGCAC